CGTGACCTATTGCAGGACACTTGACAACTGCCTTGTGATCGGCGGCCCGACGAGAGGCGCGCAGCTGGTCGGAAATGTGCGAGGCTGGACGCTTCCAAACTCCGGCATCGGCTTCCAGTTCGGTCAGTCGTTCCACTTCATCTACAATATGGAGAATGTAGACGGCAAAGGCTATGAGCCGGACCTCTGGTGCGATCCGAAGACCTCGTTGCAGGCGGTTTTGAGCATGGTGGGGCGCTATGACCTCGGTTCCGCCGAGGGCGTGGCCGCCCTGCGCGCGCAGCTGCCGAATATTCTGACCAAGTAGGCAGGCACTTCCCATTAAATGTCCCACAACGTAGGATGAGTAGAAAGAGAAGCATTCTACTGAACCTGTCTTATGGCCATATACCGCCGTCATCTGAACGAAAAACCGCTCCCGAGATCATCTTGATCTTGGGAGCGTTACTTTCTCTATTATGATTGCTTTTTGTGCCCAAAAACAGCCTTTTGCCGAAATGTGTTAGAAAAGTGTTAGAAAGCGTTATTTTGCGCTTTCTAATTACTGCCAAAAGGTTAGAAAAAAGTCCTGAAACCGACCGGTTTCAGGACTTTTCTGTCATGCGTGACCAATTTAGATACACGCTGAAAATAGGAAAAATCGAGAGCTGAAGCGGCTTTGGGCTGTTTCAGCCATATTTTTTTGCTTTCAATTTCCCATGATAGCGGAGAATTGGGTATTTTTAAGAGTGACCAAAATAGATACAGCCTCTCATCTCCGTTTTCCGTCTTTGCGCTTATTTCCGCTTGCTGTGTTTTTGAGGATTATTTTCCCGCTCTTTCAGCCACGCCTCAAATGCTTGAACATTTTCTTCGTGCGTATAGAACTCTCGAATGACAGGGAGCAGTGATGCAGCCAACCCTTTGAGTGCCCACAAGTCAGGTTCGACTTTATCGAGGTTGTAATCTTCCACATCTATGACTGTGCCATCCTTGTCAAGATGGATGACGCTGACGGGTATTCTGTTAAACTTCTCATCCATCTTTTCTCGGCTCCTCAGTGGTGGAATCTATCAGGACTTCTAATCGGCGCTTCTTAGGCCGTCAGGCACTTCATCCGGAAAGTTCTCGGCAAACCAGCGGAATGGTATAAGGACCATATCTGGTAGACCGTTTTCTGTTATTACGAAGCCGATGTCCTCGTTGTCAATACGCTCCAGGATTTCATCCAGTTTTTCGACGAGCTGTGTTTGCTCGATGCGTTCCATTTCGGATAGTGGCGGCAGTCTTTTCATTTTGGCATCCCCTTATTCCTGCTGTGATGTGCTTTCTCCGGAAGATACAGGGACAGGCTTTAGCGTACCGGTTATAAAATCATACAGCGCTTCAGGCTCTTTCAGACAATACTTCATGGTACAATCTGCTTCCCATACCGTATAGTCATCGGTCGCTTCATACAGCCACCAATCAATGTAGTCGTATTGGTCATTGACCGCTTCTTTCAAAACATCTCTAAGAGCCAGAAGATACTTGTTTTCGGCACCGAATACAAAGTGGCCATTGCCAACCAGGTCGAGTGCTTTGCTGAACTGTTCGTCGATGGACTCTTGCTCCTTTATCTTCTGGAGTGCTTTGCAGAACCCTTCTTTACTTAGCATTGGTGCTATTCCTCTCTTGCGCTTCCTGTTCCTCTTTCCACCTTTTGAGAAGTGTAATCGCATGATCCTGTGTCTTTGGGTCGGCACAGTATTCGAAGAACTGCACCGCGGCTTCTTCCGGCGTGAGGCCATAAGGCTTTAGCACCTCGGTTACCTGTGCCAGCAGTTCTGCATCGACTTCAATGGTAATCGTTACTTTGCCATCATCCATAATGCTGTTCCTCCGATTCTTTAAGATTGTCGTATTGAGGTTCCTCGGAGTAAAAGACCTGCATATCATCCAATCGGAGACACGACAGTCTTCCAAGTGCTCCTGACCAAGGGTCACCCTTTTCAGGGAGCATACAGCCGCAGTCGATTCCGATCCAACTCTTTGCATCCCATATTGCCATTGGGTTATCATACTGGAAACGGATAGTTGGCGTGTGGCCGAAGATGACTGTACAGTCCTCAAGAACAGGGAAACTGTCAAATCGCATCCAGACGGCAAAGTCTCGCTCACACTCATATTTACGGCCGTAGGTCTCATACAGCTCGGCAGGCGCTGCGTGGGCCAGAATGAACTTCCTATTATTCAGAGTAAGCTCTATGTTTATAGGCAACTTCTCCAGATACTCGAATATCTCCTGACGAGCGGTTTTCCTTATATGCTTCAGATAGTTATGTGTTATTTGCCCTCCATTTCTATACCACAGAGACTGCTTACGCTCATAGTAGTATTCAGGCCACTCCTCATCCTCTGGGGGTGGGTAGTAGAGAGCATTCATCATCATTAATTCGTGGTTACCCAGAAGCATTTTGGCATTTGACATCGCCATGATCTGACGAAGGATTTTGATGCCATCCGGGTTTCTGTCTATCACATCTCCAAGGACATAGAGGGTGTCCTCGGGCTGTAGGTTGATTTGCTTCATGACGGAATCAAAGCGTCGCTTTTGTCCATGAATATCGGACATTACATAAATCATGGTGTTCCACCTCCTTTTCTGTAACACGAACAATTACCATATTTCAGAGCGAATAGCTATCAAAAGATCACAACTCACAGATAATGATCCTGATTGGCATTTCCGATGACCTATCAGTTACGAAGTACGGGATGGTCTGTCGAAAAATCTGGATTTGGTCTTGAATCCTGACAAGCAGCCCTTTGAGTAAATCCTTTGAAATGTATCCATCGTTTTCATTCTCAACAGGCTTTTGAAGTAGCATCTCCAAGTCAGAGAGGTTGCCCCAAATGAAAAAATCCCATGAGTCGAATGTACTGCGTTCGAATGCTGGATTTTCTGCGCAGATGATATCCTGAGTTTCTGCCGCCAGGTCAGAAAAGCAGATTCTCTCTTTACTAAGAGCCAGCTCATCATGTGCGCTGGAGAAGATATCTCGTTCAGGCGCAGTATACAGATAGCGGTGTCTGAGTTCTCCATTTGCGTGTCGATGCCACTGATCGATGTTGAACCATTGACCATTGGAGAATAGCTCTACTGTGTAGCCGAGCCATTTACTCATGTGGTGCGCCTCCTATCGCCAAGTGCTTTGCCGTACCTCTAATGGAATCTTCCAATTTAAGCAATCATCTTCCCCACGGGAACCCGAAATCCTTGCGTTTGATCTTGCACCGAGGGTGTCCATCTTTCCAGAAGACGATCCCCTCAATCACATGGGTTTCCAGATAAGTGCGGATGCCTTCAAAGCTCCGATCCAATATAACAATGTCCTTACCGTGGGGCTTGAGTACATCGGCATCGAGGTTGTATGGGTTTGCTCTGAAATGTGGGCCGATGGTCTCATATGTTCCATCCGGTACGATTCCCATTCTGTCATACGCATCCCAGAACCATTTGTCGCTGGTTGCAGTTCGGTCACAAGGTACCCAACAAGGTAGGTGGCCAGTGACAGGGTCTGCGTTCTCCTGACACTTGATTGCGTTAGGCGGGACAGGCTTTCCATGTTTTGCATCGTATCTTTTGTAGAAAACACCATTGATGACCGCACAGCAGGCGCCGTCCCATTTGATGGTAGCTACGCCGTCGCCGGCCATGACCCAAGCAAGGTCAGGGCTGATATTTGGCAGTATCCGGACAATTCGATGGTTTTCAAATTCTCGTTCAAAGAGAGTGGGTATCTTTTTCATTTAGGCTCCTTTTCGATGTTACTTCACTGCTTCTATCGAGCCATTCCTCAATGGAAATAAATCTCTCGGCATGACTGATTTTGCCAGCACAAGTGTCACAGTAGGGACTGATCCAGCCAATAGAAACCTTTGTTGCAGGGTTCCCACATCTGATGCAAGTTCTCGCAGATAGGTGCTCATATTTGGGTATGATGTCACGAAGCATCCGCTCTGTACCGCCAAAGTCATACCAACAGAGCGTTCCATATTTCTCCTTGATCTGGGTAATGCGGTATTGGTCGAGATATTCGGCACGTACCAATTCCTCACGGATATCTTCACACATTTGCTCCCCAAAAGCCTTTCGCCAGCCGTCAGGCATGGAATCCAATTCCGTATAGGAATAGTCGTAATCTTCTGGAACTTTTCCCGTCCAGCGGTTACGAGGCATAAGAAACGGAAATCGCTCAATCAGCTTTTGGTTCGATTCTTTATTCGATTGCATTTGACGCCCCCTGTGTGTTTTTCTTTAGGCCGAAGAGAGACGAGTACGGATGGCGGTAACAGGCGAACTTGTATGTGCCTCCTTCGCTGGAGGTTACCTCCATATCTCTTCTCTCAAATCATTTCTCATCGGGTCCCTCAAACAGCGCACGGAAAAGAGCCACATGCTCTCCCACGAGCTGCGGATATTGGTAATAGATGTGTCGGCAAAGGCTTCGATAAAGATCGATGAAGCGGATCTCATCGCAGAAATCGCAGAGGCCATCCATGATTTGTTCTAACTGCTGCTCGTCGGTGATTTGATCCTTCAGCACCCGCTCGACCAATAAAGAGTAGTGCGCGTATGCTGTGTCTCGCAGCTTGCTGATCCCCTCGACTATATTGCGGAGTTCCTCCATTGCGTGTTGGCATTCATCCATTTGTCTGTCCTCTTTTGTCATATAGTTCTCGCAGCTCTGCTTCTCTCTTTTCTGTGATGGCTTTGCTGTAATAGGTTGGGCGGCCTGAGTGGTACTCTTCTGCCATCCATTTATCGAGATCAAAACTCCACTTGTGGGGTCCGAACTCGTCCGGGTAGTTCTCAATGAGAATGCGCTGCTTCTCGCGGATCTGCTCTATGATAGGGGCGATATCATATTGCGAGAACATCCTTGCGCCTTTCAACACATGGAGGATCTCGTTGCCCCACACTCGCTCATCAACGCCGCTGTATTTTTCAAAACCGATGCTGTCTGGATGTTCCTCGATTTTACCGCTATAGGAGATCAGGAGACAGTCATCTTTCAGGAAGTGGTTGATCCACAGGTTCGGGATGTACTGCAAGTCGGTAATACCTTTTGTGGAGAGGAAGCCCCACAGCTTATAGTATCTGCCAAAGACATACCATTCTGGGAGATCTTCCTCTTTGATTTTCGTTTTGTGATGTCCTGAAAAGAGAGTGAAGTCATCGTTCTGAATCCAGCACAGCTTGTGGTTTCTCCATACTCGGCGCTCAACTGTGTAGAGATTGCTCTTGAAACGACTCATTTGAAACCTCACTTTATCATTTCCAGTGACACAACATCGTGGAACAGGAAGCGAAGCTTGTCAATTTGCTTCTCTATGTGCCAGTGTCCGCAAAGCCATGCCTTGTAATCTACTTTTTCTTCTATTCCATCGAGCCATCGCTCTGTGCTGTCATCAACCGTATTCTGATCGATCATGGGTAAAAACGCATCTCGCGGTTCGTACTTATAGGGGCAGGTATGAGAGAGAACAATGTCAATTCTGCTTTTCGTGATTTGATCTTCCACATATGTCTTGATTTCTGCCGAGGGCTGCTCATCTGCAAACCACAGCATATTGTTTTCCAGTCGGTAGTATTTGTCTACGCTATAAGCGCCGCCGATGACCAGATGCCGAGTCCCTTCCATAGTGAAGACGTCTCCGTCCCTGGCGAAGAGTAAGTTCGGATACTCATCCTCGTACCACACAAGGCCACCATTCCATTCTTTCTGCTTATAGCCCGCGAGAGTGTCTGGACGCCGTTCATGGTTTCCGTGAACACAGAAGACGGTTGGCTTTATTTTGGCAAGCGCATCTTTGCAATACCGATCTCGCCTGTTGCCGTAATAGTTCGCTCCGACATCGCCAAGGATGACGATGATGTCCGATTCTGTGAGCTCATAGTGTTGGGCAAAAGCAACGATTCCTTTCGCACTGCCGTGAATATCGCCGGTGTAATAGATCATACATCCTCATCCTTTCTGGCTTGACCGGATTATAGCATCAATAGAATGGAAAATCTCGCAAAAGCCCAAATCATAATCGTTTTGGGCGAAAACATAATCGTTTTTTGCACGCAACAGACCACAGGTCAATCTCTTAACCTGTGGTCTGTTGCTATTTGATATTCAGTTGATAAAATGATTACCACTCATCCTTGAGGAGATGGTGGTGCGAGCGTAGAGCGTTCTTGGTTGTTTTCAGTACATCCAACAGGACATAGGTTTCATACGGGGTGCAGTTGGCGAAGATTTTCTGCGCCTCGGCATTAGACATCTCAGTCGCACCCGTGAGCTGCCTGTTCAGGAGCGTATCAGTCGACACCTCCAGCGCATTGGCGATGCCAACAAAAGTTTCGAGACTCATAACCTTTGTACCGCACTCGAGATAGCTGATGTATCCAGCGGACTTGTCGATCATGGTGGACAGCACCGCTTGGGAGATACGCTTGTTCTTCCTGATTTTTTGGATTCTTTGACCAAGGACATAGTAATTGAGTTGCATAGAGAAACCTCCTTAAAAATTTTGGCAACTCAATTATATTTGAACCGTTATTTTATAGCGGTACGATTATATAAACTTGACCTTCGCATATTATATACTAACTTAAATTATAGTCGTTAGCTTATATCCGGCGAAGGGGAGGTGAGCTGGTCATGTATGAACAACAAGATCTGAAGCTGGTCGGCTCACGCATCAAAGCTGTTCGAATCAGCAGAGGCATGAGCCAAGCGGATTTGGCAGTCGAAGCTTCTGTTTCACTGCCGCTGATTAGCAACATCGAACGAGGAAAAACGGGGATGCAACTTGAGACTTTCGTCAAAGTGGCGGAAGCCCTTCAGGTATCTGCAGACTATTTGCTCCGCCCAGATGTACCGGAGGTCAAAGCAATCTATCAAGGTGAGTTTGCGGAGCTCCTTGAAGACTGCTCGGCCAGTGAGATGGAAACCATCTTAAAGATTGTCCGAGAGGTCAAAGCCTCCATGCATAAGAAGCAGAATAATGATTAATTATCGGATTGGGTGACCAATCCGATAATTTTTTTGTCATTTCCATACCATAGGTCAAGATGCTGACCTATGGTATCTTCTTATTTTTAAGCATTTTCCCTATAATTCACCCAAAAGGGCTTGCCCAAATGCCGGAGGAAAACATGGAAAACACGAAACTGCTGCCTTTAGGTACTGAACAAGGACTCGAAGAGACTGAGTATCCCTCCTTTGACCTGTGCCTGGGAGAAAACATGGTATCACCCCTTGTGGCACAACACAGGCAGTGGTTGAAAACTATCCGCCACGAAGTACCGAACCCCAAGATCCCGTTCAAGGTTGCAGTGTACATCCGCTTTTTCAACCAGACGAAATATAGAGACGAGGAATATCTCGAACGCAACAAAGAGGTTTTTCGTGCTACGCTGGCTCAGTATCCTATGTGGGAGTTTGTAGGTTTCTATATTGACAATGGATCGACCGCTCCGTATATGGAGAACTCTACAGCATGGTCTGAACTCCTGTCTGACTGCGATGCGGGGAAAGTCGACCTCATAATCACACAGAAGGTCAGCAATGTGTCCAGAGATGCTCAAGAAATGGCGATTTGCGCAAGAATGCTCGCTGCTCGCAAGCCTCCTGTTGGCATCTACTTCATATCAGAAGATCTATACACTTTGGCATCGTATTATCGCGACGATCTTCGAGAGCCTTGTTTTCTCCCAACCCCTGACTGGAAGATCCTGCCTGATGACGAGCTGGATATGAGAGGTGCGCTCCATGAGTAAATCAGCCAAGAAAGCCGCTGATCAAGCAGAACGCGAGAAAGTACATAAGCGATACTCGAATCGGAGAGAGCCAGATGTCATCTATCCGGCAAAGAAGCAGGTCGATTTCTACGATGCCGATATTCATCAGCGTGTTGCGGTCTACGTCCGAGTTTCAACTGATAATCTCGGTCAGGAAACTTCCTATGAACTTCAGAAGAACTATTATGAAGAGTTCGTCTTGAAGCATCCCAATTGGAAGCTTGTAAAGATCTACGCCGATAAAGGAATCTCGGGCACTTCGACAAAACACCGCGTTGAGCTAAACCAAATGCTCACTGACAGCAGAGCCGGAAAAATCGACTTGATTATTACCAAATCGGTTTCGCGTCTTGCCAGAAATACGGTCGACTGCATTACCATGGTGCGTAATCTTGCGGAACTTCGCAATCCAGTGGGCGTTTTCTTTGAGAGTGAATGCATCTTCTCGCTGAACGAGGATACAAACATGCCGCTGTCTTTTTTGGCTTCCATCGCGGAAAACGAGTCCCGCATTCGAAGCCGCAGTATGGAAGTTTCGCTTGCTCAGCGGTTGAATGGAGGACTTCCTCTGACACCCAAGCTGTTGGGCTATTCTCATGATACTGACGGCAAGCTGGTGATCAATCCGGACGAGGCTCCGACCGTCAAACTCATATTCTACATGTATCTGTCCGGATATTCTTCATCGCATATTGCAAAAACCCTCGAGGCACTTGGTAAGAGGACATTCCTTGGTAATTCCAAGTGGACTTCCGGCACCGTAATTCAGGTCTTGAGGAATGAGCGGCATTGTGGTGATGTTCTCACAAGAAAGACATTCACGCCTGATGTGATTAGTCATAAGTCCAAGAAAAACAGAGGAGAACGGCAGCAGAGCCTGTATAAAGGAGAACACGAGGCAATCGTGTCGCGGGACGATTATATAGCCGTCCAGCACATGATCAATAATGCGAAATACGGCGGAAAGTCTATTCTGCCGGAGCTTCGGGTGATTGAATCTGGCGTTCTGAAAGGATTTGTCACGATTAGCCCTAAGTGGGCAGGTTTCAAGGCAGCCGATTATTTACAGGCTTCTATGAGTGTCTACACGGACGATACATATTACGGCCAGCCTGCGGAGGGTGACGCCACATTCGAGGTGGCAGCTGGAGATTTTGATTTGCGCGGCTTTGAAGTTACGAATTCATCTCTCTTTGATGCGAACAAAAGACCGTATGTCTTATTTCAGAGCAAACAAATCAAGTTCAGCACAGATTGCGTCAGGCAGTTTGGGAAGGACAACAAAGTTGAACTGCTGATCCATCCGGGATTGCGGAAGCTCGCTGTTCGTCGCGCCTCTAAGGATTCTCGCCAGTGCGTACAGTGGTCAAGACCTGACGATGGAAAATACTATGCCAAAGAGATACCATGTACCGCATTTGGTGGAACCCTATTCGAACTGCTCGATTGGGAAACCGATTTTAAGTTCAGGGCCTATGGTAGACTCCTCCAAAACGAAGGGGATTCGGTGTTCCTATTTGATTTGAGTGAACCCGAGATTTTTATCCAGTCCTATCTCATGACGGGGACAGATTCTCCCATCAGCGGCAATGGTGAGCTTTCTCCTCTTTCCGTATCAGGAAAGCGTGTTCGGGCAGTTCCGAAGAAACTGGCAGACAGGTTTGGGAGTGACTTTTATTCTCACAGACTTACCTCATCTTCACCAGAATTACAAAGTGAAGATGCATGGAAGCTTTGGCTGGAAGGCCAACTCTTTGAAACCGGTGAGAAGCTTCAAGTCACCAAGTTTGATGAAATGCAGCGATTCATAGCAGAGCAATTAGCCCCCATAAAGCAGAAGGAAGAGGTGGATTTTAATGCCTGAAAAAAACAATATTCCAATCTTTCGGAATCTTGATGGAGTGTACTACCGCGTGGTTCGTGATGGTATACATGTCAACAGATGCTTTTCTGATTTGTCCGAAGCCGAGCAGGATGTGATCATGGCAGGGTATAACACGGAACAACTCAGACGGCTTTGTCGCTATCTCAGCATGAGCCTACGCCAGATTGGAGATGCGCTGGATCTTGTCAGAGACGAATGAAAGGAGAGCAGAATGGAAGTAGAGAATCAGGTTTCTTTCATCTCACCGATGCTGCAGAATACTCAATTCGGTAATGTCGATGATGAAACTACCATTACCTTTAAGGAGGATGCGGACACGCCAATGACAATTGACGCATCGGCACCAGGCGATGTGATCGAACTTAGTGACGACTTCGATTTTGATGGGTATCAGGTGGTTCGTAGGGAGTTCTTCGCTCATACTTTCGAGCCGTCTATCACCTTCAACAATTACAAAGTTTATGTCAATACTGCTTGCTTGAACAAGTTTCCCCATGCAGACTGTGTCCAACTCTTGATCAATCGAGAGTCGCACATTCTTGCGCTACGCCCTTGCGCCGAGTCAGAGCGAGACGCATTCGCGTGGTGCAACACATCTGGTGGGAAGAGGCGGCCCCGTCAGGTGACGGGTAAGTTCTTCTTTGCAAAGCTCTTTGAGCTGATGGACTGGAATATTGATTACAGGTACAAGCTGATTGGCAAGGTCATCCATGCTAATGATGAGTATCTGATCGTATTCGACTTGAACGCCTCCGAGATTTATCAGCGTATTGCAAAAGACGGAGGCAAGCCCAAGACTGCGCGTACACCTGTATTCCCAGCCGGTTGGAAGGATCAGTTCGGTTTGCCCTATCGTGAACACCAGAAATCTCTGCAGATCAATATCTTTGACGGATACGCGATTTATGGAATCAAGGATAGCTCTGTATCCTCCACGGCATCCGTGGAAAATGTCACATCAGTCCATACCGCATATCAACCAGAGGTACCTGCGCAGGAGGGGAGTGTAAATGGGTAGTACGGATAACAGCGCGATCATGACCATTGACTTAAAGTGGAATCGCTTTCGCATACATAAGTCCACCCTGAACAAAATGGGGAATCCACAATATGTTCAATTTCTGGTCAATCCAGAAGAAATGTTCATTGCTGTACTTGGCTCAGATCGGCCCCTCGCTGGTGGCACCTCCAACCGAGTGAAGTTGGTTCAAACATCACGCCATTATTCTATTGAGTTCTACAGTAATACACTCCTGTGTGCTTTGGTCAACATGATCGGTACTCTCGACTTCCAATACAGTTATCGTATGAGCGGAGAGGTGGATGTTGCAAACAGAGTAGCCTATTTCTCCATGAAAACCTTAAAGAAAAATGAGAGGAGACCTCCCAGCGATGGATAAAGGATTTGCGGTGTTGGAGATCGACCCGGAATTTAAGACGCTCATTCGACCTTTACGGAAAGATGAGTATCTTCAACTCGAAGTAAATCTTGCAGTAGACGGTTGCAGAGAGCCAATCATCACATGGAATAACATCATTGTTGATGGTCATAACCGTTACGAGATATGCAATCGACTTCACATTCCCTATGCTATACGAGAGATGCCATTTGAGAACCGAGAGCAAGCGATTGTCTGGATCTGCAGCAATCAGCTCGGCCGCCGAAATATCACGGAGGAAACCAGACGATATCTCATTGGAAAGCAGTATGAACTTGAGAAAGTAGCGCGTAAGCATCCGCCCAACATCAATGGGTTCAACCAGTATAAGCGGAGAAACAAGGGTGAGCGAGGCGATACTTTTCGGCGCACAGCCCAGAAGTTCAGCGCTCAATACAATGTATCTACTGGATCTGTGCAGAAGTATGCGATCTTCAGTAAGGCATTAGACGTTGTTGGACAGGCAGACCCCGAACTTCCTGGCAAAGTGCTTTCTGGCACTTTCAAAATATCTCACGAGAACCTTGTGGCCCTTTCGAAAATGCCGCCGGAAGAGATCAGGCGAATTGGGTCAAAACCTGAGGACCTGCAACACCCCTTCACCAGTTATAGTGATACGCGAAAAGAATTTGCTGATACAGATGAGGAGCCAGTTGAATCTATGCAGGAAACTTTACCTCTTATCAAAATTCCCCCTATGCACGACCCGGATGCCGAAATCGCCGGTTTGACTCTGACCGTTCCGTCATGGGTCAGTTCCATCGAGCGAGCCAGAAACAATGCGGATATGAACGCCGCTTCAACGAGTGCAAAAAGCAAACTTGAGGAGGCGCTGTTGTCGCTACAGGAGAAGGTGTCCGAGATGCTCTCAGAAATCAGGGAGGTAGACTAATGCAAGACTTCAGCAGATTTGTTCCGAATGTCCACTTCGAGCAGATCCCGATCAAAAATCTCGTTTCTAATCAGGAATACCAGCGGCCATTGTCTCAGGCTCAGGTTGAAAAAGCCATCGAGGATTTCGACCTGAACCAAATCAACCCGGTAAAGGTGAGCCGCCGTGATGGTGTCAACTATGTCTTTAATGGTCAGCACACCATAGAGATCGTTGCTACTGTATCCGGTTCGCGGGAGACTCCTGTTTGGTGCATGATTTATGACAGCTTAGATTACAAGAACGAAGCAGACATTTTTGCAAATCAGATGAAGCATGTGCGCCCATTGAAGCCTTATGAGATATTCATGGCTAATATCGAAGCAGGAAATGAGCAGCAGCTTGTTATTAAGCGGCTCGTTGAATCCTATTCTCTTTCTATTGGGCCGACCAAAGCATATGGCGTGATCTGTGCGGTTGCCACGCTGGAGCGGATCTACACCAAATATGGTTACCATGTGCTTGACCGAACTTTGCGGCTCTGCGTTGGTACATGGGAGGGGGATATCGACTCTCTGGGGGCAAATGTATTAGCCGGTGTTGCGAGAATGGTCGTAGCATTTGGTGACCAGCTTCGTGACGAAACCTTTAAGGAGAGGGTTGGCTTCATGTCTGTTCGGCAGTTGTCTCGCATCGCTAAAGAGCGTGGAGCAGGGTCTCTTTGCTACGCCGAAGCTATGCTCGTTGCTTATAACCGAAAATGCAAATATACCTTGCGAATGACGAAGCTGCATTCTGGGAAGGTTGCTGCGGAAGATGACTTTGTAGAGGAAAACGAAGAACCCCTTGCAGACGATCCTGTCCTTGAGGAATAGCTCACGCGGAATGCTCTTTGGCTTGTGACTGGCAAAAAAAGATCCCCCTTGCTCGAAGGGAGATCTGATGGTGAATCAAGCTGTGTTATTCAAGAGCCAGCGAGAAGGCCGGCCGCATATATTCCTGTGCGCTCCGGCTTAATCCGCATTCTGCTGCCAGACGATTCCAGTTATCTCGGACGGTTTTCAGGACATCCGCCGCCATAGCAGTTGCGTCCTTGGTGCTGATCTCACAATACGGTGCGATCTCCAGCGCAAGGTCGAGGGAGATCGTCGCATCGTCCTCGTTTACGCAGAGGGACAGCTCGTCACCCTCCGGGACGGGGTTTACATCGTACAAGGGTGAGAGATGCCAGCCATCCGCCTTGAGGATAAAGCCATGATTCCTCATGTGGTCATCCGTATTGGAAACAGCCATATTGAACACGATCCGCTTCCATAGCTCTGTCAAATCTCTCTTGGGAGCAGCGCCGTTGGCCTTGATAAAGGACACCAGTTCAAGATAACTGGAGCCGTCCGCTGCCGATGCCCCATCCGTTTTTCCGAGCATTGTCATGGCGGACGCGAAATGAATCCGCGCAGCACCATTCCGGTCAAACCGTCGTACAAGGAAGGTGCTTCCGTACTTGGAGAAGTCGATCAGCATGGACTCGGGAACATCCAAGCCGCAAAGTCTTGCAAGGTCATGGGTGACCTTTTCCCATGCGCCCACATTAACATCGTCGTGCTTGGACGGAAACTTGGCGATCCACAGATTTCCGCTTGTGTCCAGAACGGTGGCCTTCGGACGAGCGCCACCCAGCGAGGAACCGGGCTTGATGAGTTGATTGATCCATTTCTGCTCGAGACCGGACTCATCGTTTTCGAATTGACGGGAGGCTTCCTCCAGCGTTCGCAAGCTGGTCCAGGGAGGCGTCGGGGTTTTTGAATCATCCGAAAGGAACGGGCCGTCTTTGTCCAGCTTGAAGCGGATCGCGCCCATCCGAGTCTCGTCGTAGACGCCCATCAGGAAGTCGCTGTCTAAGAGCTTTCGAGGCTTTCGGCCTTCCTGCTCCGCCAATATTCTTTCTCTGCGCGTCATCAGCAGGCGGCCCCAGCGGTCGGGGGAGGAGTCAGCGAAAAGACCGAACACATTTTTTGCGCCGGTGGGATACTGCCGCCCGGCATACAGTTGAAGATCCGGGTCGAGATACATGTAGTTTGCGCTGCTTTTTAACCAGTCAGCATCATACTCAAAGGAGTAGCTCTCCCGGCCACGGACATTCTCCACGAAGAGAGTCCCCAGGAAGTTTGGCGTTGTAGATCTGAAGCTCTCATAGACATAAATTACTTTTTGGTTTGACGCCACGGTTAATCACCTCCGTTTCGTGGTGCTCTCTTGCGCATGGTAAGTTCAAGGTCTTGGAGTTTACGCCCCAGCTCATCATCCTTTGCAACGAGCAGAAGGTCTTTATCCATATTGTTCAGTGCGTGCAGAACTGCGGCATAGATCCCAATCGCGACAGAGGGGTTTCCCTTTTCAACATTCCACACTGTGGCTCGGCTCACACCAGCTCTTTCCGCGACTAATTCGGCAGACAGATGCCGCCGTAATCTGGCAAGTTTGATCTGTTCTCCCAGCTGTTCTAAAATTGCCTGCGTCTGCGGCAGCACAGCAACACTCTTTCGTCCCATTCTGCACACCACCTCTACATCATCTTTGTGCTTGCTATTATAGACGATACATCTATAATTGTCAATAAATAAAGACATTAAAAGGCGGCGTGTCTGCGATTATCCCATACTTCATTGTGTGCTGACTACCTTACCGATATGCATCCGGCCTTATACCTAATTGGGGGGATTCTATGGAAGTAATCATTCATTTGCCGCGCTCAAAGGAAGGTCAGGAGGAACTTGCCAAGCGCGTTGCAACTGTCCATGCACAGTTGATTTATAATTACATCTCAAGGTTGGAGTGTTCAACAGAGCAAAAAGTCGCCCTTCTCGATGCGATTCAGGAGAACATCCACGATGAAATAAAGAAAGAGAAAGAGGGGTGATCCCTCAATCTCCTACACTTAGACGGATTCCTCGACAAGGTATCCGCCACCGAAGATGATTTCCAGCTTGCCGCCAGGATAGGCCTTAATGCATTCTACCATCTGACGGACGATGGAGTCATCGTACTCCATGCATTTGTTTTCTCTTTCTGAGATGATGGCTTGGATCTGCTCGAGGCGGCTCTGTTCGCCGTTATCCTTGGCAGTACTTTCTTGAATGGCAGCTATACGCTGCTTGAGAAGTTCTGTTTCTTGTGACAGTGTCATGAACTCGCTTTCATGGGCCTCGATGCCATCGCCGGAGCTGACACTCTCATTGACAAGCGCCAGCATCTTATTGTTTAGGGCTTCGACCTTTCTCTCCAACATATCTACTTCTTCCGGATCTCCATTAAGGCCGAGGGCTTCGCTGATGGTCGCTCTCATGAGTGCCTTATAGGTGGCGTTATCTTGCTCGTTAAACTTGTTGACCGCTCGAACGATGGCCTCCTGTAGCTTGTCCTCCATAATGGTGGGGGAATCGCTGCAGTATTTCTTGCCGTAGTCCAGGCGGCTGATGCAGCGCCACACGATGCGCTTAACGCCGTTTCTTGACCATGTCACGCGGCGATAGCGGGTACCGCAGTTGCCGCAGATGAGGACGTCGGTCAGGGCGTAGCGGGAATACTTGCCGGTGGATGTGATGGAACTCTTTGCGGAGCCTGGCGTTTTCGTTTTTCGCCTTGCCAGTTCTTCCTGAACTTTGTTGAAGGTCACTCTGTCGATGATAGCTGGATGGTTATTCTGAACATAGTACATTGGAGCTTCACCGGTGTTCTTTTTCCGCTTCTTTTCGATGCAGTCAATTGTGACGGATTTTTGCAGGATTGCATCTCCGCAATATCGCTCGTTGGAGAGCATATTCATGATCATGCCCTTGCTAAAGCTGATGGTTTTGCCAGGAATATCATAGTTCTCGGCCTGCATCATCTTGGAGATTTTGTCCACGGTTTCCCCAGCCAGATAGAGGTTGAAGATGCGTTCCACGATGACCGCTTCGCTCGGTACGATCTCCGGCTCACCGTCAGCGCCCTTTCTATAGCCGAGGAACCGCTTGTACATAAACACTGGAGTTCCGTCCTCGAACTTCTTGCGGACGCTCCATGTGATATTCTTGCTGATGCTCTCGGATTCGGACTGTGCGAAGCCAGCATAGATGACCAGATACAGTTCACTATCTGTCTTGAGTGTATCGATCTGCTGCTCCTCAAAGTAGACGCCGATGCCTTTGGACTTGAGCATTCGGACATAGTCAAGGCAGTCCACCGTATTTCTGGCAAATCGGGATACGGACTTAGTAATGATGTAATCGATCTTTCCGGCCAGACAATCGTTGATCATTTTGTTGAACTCAGGCCGCTTGTCGGCTCTTGTGCCGGAATTGCCCTCATCAGCGAACAGGCCTGCGAAGCACCAGTCTTTACGGCTGGCGATCATCTCTGTGTACACCTTCTTTTGGTTGGCATAGGAGACGAGCTGCTCTTCGCTATCTGTCGAGACTCGGCAGTATGCCGCCACTCTTTTCTGTCTGTATTTTTCTTTGTCTACCGTCATGGAGCGTTTCGGCTCTATGACAGTGACAATTTTCTTAGGGACTTTCGTTACTTCCATCGTCCAGCGTGACCTCCGTTTCTGTCTTAGTATGAAGCACCACTCTGCCTTGTTCGCCGAGCGTGATGTATGAGGCGAGGGCGGTAAAGTAATCTCGATTGAATTCATCCTGCGTGACCATCGTATGTGCCAGTTTCCTTGCGAGCGATACTGTGAGGTTCAACTTGGCATTGCTTTGCTCGTACATCAGCGCTGCCATCTCGATGGTCTTTTCAATGATGTACTCCTCGTTTGGAGCGTCACGCTCCAGCTCCAGGGCGATATCGTTTCCTACCTTGGTGACCTTCGCGTCTGGTTCATACCGTTTCCTGGGCTTCGGCTGGAGCAGATGGTCATTGAGAATGACCCGATTGATGAGGACGGTAATGGTTTCGATGAGTTGGGTATCGCTGATGCGAACTCTGATGCCGCAGTCATCGTTAGTGCAGTTCCAGCTCTCTCGAATGCGATGCTTCATACTGACACGACGCTTCATTGGCTGACCGCAGTTGTCGCACCGAACGAAGTCACGGAGCAGGTCGATGGCATCGTTTTCCTTTTCGCAGGTATTGCGCTGCCGCGCCGTTTTCAGGCTGACTGCCGCTTCATACATATCTTCATCTATGATGGGGTCGTATTCTTCAGTCCCAATATATTTGGCGTTGTCAATGATTCTTGCGATACGGGCTTTATCCCATGTGGTGGTTCTTTGTGTATATGGGATCTGGCGACCGGTCAGTTCTTCCGCAATTGCTTTGAGAGAAGCGCCATCCAGATATGCCTTAAAGATCTCTCGGATGATCTCTGCTTCCTCAGTTGAGATGACCGTTCTGCCATTTCGCATCGTGTATCCGTATGGGATGTACCGTATCTTTTTCATGAGTGCCTCCTATATGCGTTCTCTGAATCGAAGCCCGCCAAGGAGTTCCACGGACATTTCGTCCTCTTTATTGATTTGGATGGACTTCACAATTTCCAGAAAGAGCTTCTCATCGAATGCGTCGAGGGGTTCTTCCAGTTCGAAGATGAGCATTTTTAGTTTCTTGACTTCCTCAAGCATGATGGCGGCTTTTGAATTGAACTTCTCCTGTCTGACGTCCTTGAGTTTTGCCAGCTCTGCGCTGATCTCGTTGGCTTGCGCCTGATAGACTTCAGGGGCGAGGTATCCCTTGGACCGGAGTTGTTCAAGCATGAGCAGTTTCGCATTCAACTCAGCGATGCTCTTGCTTAAATCACGCGCAGCCAGATTGTTTCGCTTCATAGCTGCTAGTGTCATCTCCAGCCGGCTGATGACCTGTCCGAGAATGTTATCTTCAGAGAACCGCAGCTTGTTCACCATGGAGATGAAGCCGTCGTAGATCCTTTCTTCGCTGTAGTAGTTGGAGTCGCAGGCCGTGCTGTCATCTTTGTGAAGGGAGCACACCCACTTCACAGTCCCCGACACGATTCTTCGCCTATAGAAAGAGCCACACTCAGAACACTGAATGCGGCTCGTAAGCGGATAGATATTTTGTGTTGTTGCTTTGGCGAAGACATCCTTGCGCTTTTCAATAAGGATCTGTGCGGCATCGAATACATCCTTTTCGACGATGCCGGGGTGGGTACCCTTTGCGTAGAAGCGATCTTCCTGTCCACGATTGGGGTGTTGGTTGAAGGGAACGGTGGTTTCTCGGTAGGTCTTTTGATAAAAGCTGTCGCCGATGTACCTTTCGTTCTTCAGAATATATGCCACGCGACTTGGTCGCCAGATTTCCTTTCTGGCCTTGGTAGGGATGTTGAGTTTGTTCAGCTCTCTTGCGATCTCACTTGTGGAGAAGCCCTGCAAGTACAGAGCGAAGATATTCCGCACAATGCCTGCTTCCGGCTCGTACACGGTCAGCATCTTATCGACCAGCCGGTATCCGTAAGGGGCGTTGCTATCCACATACTCGCCAAGTTCCATGCGTTTGACGATTGAGAGGCGCTGGTTCATAGAGATAGACTGCGATTCCTCCTGCGCCAGAGCAGAGAAGGTATTAAGAAGCATCTCGTCGCCCATAGAGAGCGTCGAGATGCCTTCCTTTTCAAACTGTACGCCCACACCCAGCAACTTGAGCTTTCTTACATAGGCCAGAGCGTCTTTTGTGTTCCGTGCGAAGCGGGAGATGGACTTCGTTATGATGAGGTCAATTTGCTTGAGCTCACACATGCGAATCATCCGCTGAAATTCATCACGGGTTTCGCTTTTCATGCCAGTAAGCCCTTCATCGGCGAAGATGTCCACCAGTTCCCAATCGTCGCGTGCTCCGATGCATTTTTTGTATGCTCGGATCTGTGCGGCATAAGAGTTGAGCTGATCAGCGGAGTTGGAAGACACTCGGCAGTAAGCTGCAACCTGCATCTTCTTCGTGCTCTGCCTTGTGATAGGGGTGATGAGCCGTACTTCAGGCATTTCGGTGTCCTCCTCTCTCGTATTTTGGTTGGTATCATATTATGATACCAACCACTTTTGGCAAACCACATTATACTGATAACTATTCTGAATAGCTACCAAAATAATTGGAACAGCGCAGAATTGACCTTATGCACAATTTTCAGTGTGCTAATACGATATCTGCGCCGGTGAGCTTCATGTAATACTTCTTCGCCCTGGTATATTCCTTTTCTGTGATCAACTCCTGCGCAAGGAGATCCTTCAGCATATCAGCAATAAAGAGAAAATTGGCGTTCTTGGTGTTCTTGTTTGACAGCATGGTGCTACCTCCTCGTGGTTGATTTCGTGTTTATAGAAATAAGCAGAGACAGCAGTTACAGTATAGCCCACTGCCTGTGGCTATTTCGCTGCTCCATGTAGTACACATTGCAAAGAGCAACTTTTCAATATAATTATGCCGAAATTACTGGCACTTTTCAAAATTGCAGATGATAGGAATCTAAGGACAAGTTTTGTCCTCACATTTCTATCATCAAAAAGGCGGGAGCCGTCCATTGGTTGGAAGAATATTGCTTTCCCATGGCATGGCTCGGCTCCCGCCGCACTTGTGTTCTTACTTACTAATGATCCTATTCGACACTACTCCCCGGATCGTGGGCGGCTAAACTGACCAGTGGCTGGCACCACCCTCCGGGAATCTCACCCCTCCGAGGATCTCTCCGAGCTGCCCCCATTGCTTGAGTCTGTGGCTGGACAGTGAGTACAGGTCAACGGTATCATTGCGAGACAACTTGCCAAAGCTGCTTTGGGCTGGGTGGGTATCGCTCGGCCACCTTAGTAGGCCGTCTTTTATGCGGAGCTCTCCGCACAGGTGGGTCTTGGCGCACCCGCCGCATCGCTGTTCCCCCTCGTCAGGGGCCCGCTGACTGACGTTATCAGTCGCCGGATATGCAGTTTTCAATGTTCACAAGAAAGAAGGTAAATTCCTTCTCACTTGTATAGGGGAAGATGTGAGAAATAATTTCGGGTTATTCGGCAAAGTTTTTCAATACTTTTTTCAGGTCGCGGAGAATACGCTTCCGTCTTTCGCTCAGCGTGGAAATCGCACAACCCTTTTCTTCGCCATACTCAGAGAGAGTTTTGCCCTCAAAGTAGAGAGCTCTGATCAAGTCACAGTCACTCTCGCTTAATTGGTCCAATGCTTTGTAAAGGGCCTCCAGGAGCATCCTCTCGGCAACGGCATTGTCCACTGCTTCAGGGTCGCCGATGAATTCTCGGAAATTGTCATAACCGCCGTCTTCGCCACCAATCAGACTGCTCATCTGAATCTCGTGCTTAAAAAAGGACTGATTGTTGTCTGCAATATTCCATCCGGAGCGGCGATAGGCGTTGTATACTTCGTGTGTGACCGTAACGCGCTCAATCTTGCGGGTGGCGGGATCGTAGGACTCGACGATATAAGTTTTCTTAGACATTTTTTGATCTCCTTTTGATTTTTTGAATTTGGTGAGGTTCAAAAAATCGGAGATCAAGGATATTGAGCGATATAGGGTTCCCAAAGGCTGGTTAGCATTGTTACCTCCATTAGGGGGCAACAGCATAAAAAAGCCGGGCATCAAGAAGATAGGTATACTTTGCAGTAACCTTTTCTTCTCAATGCCCGGCAATTTGGTGTCTCATAGACTTCCTAATCTAAGAACCCGTGGCTCGGTGCAATCAGCTTTCTTATTCTGTTGTCGATTGTTCTTATGTGTAAGTATGGCAGGATGCTCGGTAGTAGGTAGCTCTCCTGCGGATTGGGGTACGATAACTCAGGTCTATCTCAACAATCTTTCGACAGTTGGGACACTTCAACTCAATGATGCCCGAAGTGGGAGTCACTTTATCAAAAATGCGCCAGTCGCATTTCGGGCAACGCTTTACAACTTTGATTTCATACGAGTTAGGTTTCATAGTATACGGTCCTCCTCATCCATTTCGACTCGAACCAAACTATAAGGGTCGGAAAGATCATTTCTTTTCAGAAGACCAAGCTGCATCATTCGAATGGACAGTGCTGTTTTAGAAGCCCCCATAAATGATGCCATCGCTTCGAACTTCTTGTAATCGGCAGGGGCAAACACTCGGTTTAGAAGGCGCATCTGGGTTCCAAGGCCGAATCGCTCCATGCTTCGAACTACACATTCGGGCGGAAGTAAAATCATGGCAGCCAGTGTTTCAACCTGCCACTCCTCCCAATCCCCATTTCCTCTGTTGCTTCGATAACAACAGTGAACGGAACGCCCACTTGCTTGGGCTCCGTAGTCGTGCGGAAACAGCATTTTCAGAATATGGTGACAGCTCTCGTGGGAAACGGTATAGTTCCTGCGGCCTATATTGGCACCCTCTTTCATGAGATCACTTTCAATCAAAATGGTTTTTCCATCAAGCATATAATACTGTTCTTCCGTGGAGCTTGGATCTTCAGGGAACACCTCGACGCCTATATCGCAAGAAGATGTCAGGCCGATTTTTTCGCCGTTCAGAGATAATCGAGCATAATCGATACGAAGCCCCAGAAGCTCTTGGCATAGAAAGTCGATATCTACTCGCTCCGGCGCTTGGTCAGATATAGCCGGAAGTCTCTTATATGCTGCGATGACTCTCCCACTGATAGTCTCGAGGTCATTGCGTGATAGATATTTCAATTGCATATCTCCTATATATGGAGGTTCTTTGCTTCAACAAACCACTGATCCTCGTCTTCGAAGAGATAGGTCTGTCTTCCTCCAATCATAATTGTATAACGGATGCCTGTTCCACCGACTTTCGTTGCTGCTGCTCTCTGCCTGCTGCAGACACGGTCGATAGAGTATTCCTTCCCATCTTCAAAGATCAGAGAGACAGGCGTCTTGGTTCGGTCTGTGGCTACGATAACTAATACCTTCACCACAGCTTTATGAAATTGCATTTTCATCTCAAACGGTTTCTCCCTTCCGTCGGCGGTAGTTACTGATACATAAGTCCGGGCATGGTCACCAACTGCCTGTCGTCATCGGGGATCTTTAAGTCGCCCATAAGAATGGCATAGGAAATGGCGCGTTTGCCAAATCTCCTTCGGATGTCCTCGACAGCGTCCTCCAGAAGAATACGGCGATCCCGTTTCTGATGATCCACGAACATGGAGAGTTGCTCTGCTTCTTTCTGCGATACTAAATCAATACCGCGAATCGTGACAGCTCGAATTGGTTTATCCCACCGATACCGCTCCATAAGAAGATGAAAGCCTGCTCCAGCGATTTCGTTGGGGAGCTGCGTTCTGAATGGGAGCTTACACTGGTACTGTGAGCCATACAGGTCATTTGTCCGGACGGAGACTTGAACACCACAGGCCATCAACTCGTGGACGCGGAGCCGATGCCCAACATCCTGACTCAATTCCAGCATAACGCGAAACACATCTTCCGGCGTTTGCAGGTCAGCAGTACAGGTGATTCCGTGCCCGATGGACTTAACGGGGCTGACAAAGTCCTTATGCATAACACGAGAAGTATCCGTTCCGTTTGCATACATCCAGAGCTTAAGACCATTGATCCCCAGCATATGCCGCAGTGTATCCGGAGAAGTCTTTGCCAAATCCCCGATGGTGCGGATTCCGTATTGAGCCAGCTTATTTTCTGTGGCTCTGCCCACATAAAGTAGCTCTGCAGCATCGAGGGGCCAGATTTTCTCTTTGAAGTTGTCCCATTTGATTTCAGTGATTGCATCCGGCTTTCGCATGTCTGACCCGAGTTTGGCAAAAATCTTGTTGAATGACACACCGATGCTGACCGTCAGGTCAAGCTCCTCTTTTGTTGTCTGCCGGATTGCCTCGGCGATCTCCATGCCCGTTCCGCAGACACCAGAACCGGTCACATCAAGCCAGCATTCATCCATACCATATGGCTCAACAAGATCCGCATATCGGTGGTAAATTTGACGGGCCAGCTTAGAATACTTGAGGTACTGATCGTACTGGGGCGGCACAACGATTAGTCCTGGGCAAAGCTGCCGAGCTTCCCAATTCACCATGCCCGTTTTCACGCCGGCTTTCTTGGCCAAGTCTGATTTGGCCAAGACAATACCATGACGTTCTTCGGTTGATCCGCACACCGCGACAGGTTTTCCTTTGAGTTCTGGGTTAAGCATCATTTCAACGGATGCGTAGAAGGAGTTCATGTCGCTGTGTAGAATGACACGCTCATTATCCATGCGTTTTCACCTCTTATCTTGCTCGTGTGCCTCTATAATAAGCGGATTATTTATCTATGTCAATGTCGCATTTGTAGAGTAATAGTCAATTTCCTATTGACAGCGAGTCTTTTCCACTATATACTGAAGCCATAAACAGAAAAGGCGGTTGCTATTATGAGTAAGAGCAAAGCTAAAATTCTTTCTCTCCCGATAACGAATCACGCAAACTATAATGCAGAGACAGAGCGTCAAGAAAATGTTATTGGGGCCCGCATTGATGAAGCACGCCGCAAGGCTGGCCTCAGCCTCGTCGATTTCAGCGCACTTTTGCGGCAGTATGGGGTAACGATGTCCCCCAGCGGCATCAATAAGTGGGCAAAGGGCAGTGCTTTACCAAACGCCTATCAGCTGGTGGCTGTCTGTCATGCGCTTGATCTGGATGTGGATGTTTCTTATTTTTGCAGCAGTCATACACCGGTGCTCAATGATGCAGGCTTGGCAAAAGTCAGGGAGTACAAGGATGACCTGATTGCGTCGGGGAAGTATAAGCCGCAGCCAAAGGTGGTCAGCATTCTCAAGTACATAGAGATGCCTGTGAGTAATCTTGCGGTATCCGCTGGTACCGGCGAATTTCTCGATGAGGGCAACTTTGAGATGGTTAGCTTTCCCGAAAAATCAGTTCCAAAGGGTGCTGATTTTGGTGTACGGGTTTCCGGCGACAGTATGGAGCCTGTTTATCATGACGGTCAGATTGTATGGGTCGAGGAGTGCGAGACCTTGGCCGTTGGAGAGGTCGGCATCTTTGTCTATGATGGCGATGGCTACTTGAAGGTGTACAGTGAGCAGGAGCCAAATGAACAACAAAAGGACGCATTCACTGACAGCTATGGTTGCCAGCACAGGCAGCCCGTGATGTTGTCCTATAATCAAGCATACGAGCCCAAGGCGATCATGCCCGACTCGAGATTTCAAGTCGTAGGTCGAGTTCTTTGAGTACAGAATATTGGACTACATTCCCTTTAGAATTAATGGCGGGATAGGATGTAGAAAGGCGGGGATTATATGGATACGATAGCAAGAGTGATGCAGCTGGCTGACGAGCGTAACCTCTCACTTTTCAAGCTATCTCAGCTGTGTGATGTATCATATTCAACCTTGAAGAATGCTGAGATGCGCGGAAGTCAGTTGGGGGTTCCCACGATTGAGCGTATCTGCGTTGCGCTGGGAGTCACATTGAGCGATTTCTTTGCGGAGTCAGGTAGTGCATATACAAAACAATAATCCAAGGGGTCTGTTGCAAAATAGGTTCACAAAGGACGCGGGGACAAAAGGTCAGAGAAAGACCTTTTGCCCCCGCGTTTGTTTGTGCGGGCTGCTATTCTGTGGAAATTGCAAGGCACTTGGACGCAGCAAAGCTGACCCTAACTCCAAGATCAGCGCCCAATGTGGATGACCCAGCTGTTTTTTGCGGTTACGCCACTGCAATCTCAGAAAGATGCGTTTTCAGCCGCCCGTTTTCCCGCTTCATCCATAGCTTTTTGAGGTCGTACGCCAGTGCTAGGAAGAAAAGCTCAGTCCGGATATTGGCTTTCCCTCTGGTCAGGAAACGGCGAAAACCAAAGTCATTTTTGAGCAGTCCAAACGCCCCCTCGACCTGGATAGAACGCCACATCCTCAGGTAAATACCATGCTCTGTTGTAATGTTCTCCTGAGATGCCGCCCGCATTCCCCAGAAAGTCTTCTTCAGCACGACTTCCTTCGGCTTTGCAATATCCTTTGCCTGGCAGCAGGCAGACCGGTGCGGGCAGCTCGTGCAGTCCTCGCATCGATACCAGTTGGTCGTCACTGGCCGTCCCTGCACCAGTTCCGTATCCTGTATGAGTACAAGCCTTCTGTATTACCTTTCCACGGATAGACGGCTCGGAAGGCTTTTAGGTGACGGCTAAATTCGACACCATCTCTGCTGCTTTTGTAGAATTCGTTCGGATTCTGTTGTGATTTTGGAAGCCTTATGATAGAATATAGTCTGTACAATTATAAGTGCTTTCAGAGATTCTATTTTTAACAGGAGGATCCCTATGTCGGTTCGTTATGACAAACTTTGGATTTTACTAATCAAGAACAAAATGAAAAAAGGCGAGCTGGCCAAGGCTGCGCACCTGTCGTCCCATACCATGACCCAGTTGAACAATAACCGCCTTGTTTCCATGTCTGTCATGCTCCGATTGTGTAAGGTGTTCCATTGTGACATTGGAGACTTGATGGAAGTAGTAGAGAATGAAACAAACTAAGCAGTAATTCTACCATGTATGCGTGAGGTATAACCAATGGACAACAATGCAAAGCTCCGCCCGCTATATCTGGCGAAGATTCTATATGAGCGCACCGATGAAGGCCACTATCTGACCACGATGCAGCTGGCGCAGATTCTCGAAGAGGAATACGGTATCCCGGCGCACCGGCAGACCATCAAGACGGACATTGAGCTTCTGCAGCAGTTCGGAATGGACATCCAAGAAGTAAAGTCCACTCAGAACCGTTATAACCTCATTAGCCGTCAATTTGAAATCGCTGAGCTGAAGCTGCTGATCGATGCTGTGCAGTCCTCCAAGTTCATCTCCAAAGAACGCAGCGAGCAGATGGTCTCTAAGATTGTCACGCTGGCCGGACAGTATAAGGCCGAGGAACTGAAGCGCAACGCTTCCGTGGAGGGAAGGGTGAAGTCGGAAAATCGACAGGATTTGCTGATCGTGGATGCAATCAATGAGGCCATCAATGCCAGAAAGAAGATTGGCTTCCAATACTTTGCCTACAACATCCGAAAGCAGAAGAAGCTGCGCCACGACGGCGAACGGTACATCTTCAGCCCCTATCGTCTGATCTGGAACGGCGATTATTACTATGTACTGGGCTATTCGGACAAGCATCAGGCCATCGGAATCTTCCGTGTGGACCGTATCAGCGCCCGTCCTGACATTCTTTCGGAGGAAGCCGTACCGGTCCCGGCGGGCTTCGGTGTCGATGATTTTCTTGCGACCACCTTCCGGATGTACGGCAGCGAGTATCAGGAGGTGGAACTGATCTGCGACAACTCCGTGATCGATGCTATCATCGACCGCTTCGGAACAGATGTAACCATCTACGCCTGCGATATGAGCACCTTCCGCGTGATCGTCCGTGTGGCCGTCAGCCATATCTTCTTCAGCTGGATTTTCGGCTTCGGCGGGAAGGTCAGAATCAAAGGACCTGAAGAAGCTAAAAGACAATATGCATCAATGATTCGTGATGCAGCTTCGGAATTAGAGTAGAACGAGAGGTTTGTGATATGGGACGCCTGATGGGATCTTCCAATTCGAACAACTATGGCGAACAGATTTTTATTAATAAGGCATCAGAATACCTGGATGATACCAACATCATATACTGGAACCGTCAGCTTTTCGGGAAAGAATTCGATGTCTGTATTCTTATGCCCGAAAAAGGAATCCTTGTAGTTGAACTTAAAGGATGGCGCGAGGAGAATATACTACGCATTGAAAATAATGATTCAGTGATTATTCAGACCAACGATGGTGAGGTATCTGCATCACCGCAGAAGCAAGCCCGAGGATATCGTTTTTCCATTGAGCGCCATATTCGTCAGAATATCAGCAAGTTCCCGCTTGTATATCAAATGGTCTGTTTGCCACAGGTATCCAAGGCGTTCTTCAAATCTCATCGGCTGGATGTGGTCATGGAAGAAAAGTTTACGATTCTCAAGGAGGATTTGAAAGACAACACATCCTTTTTCAATAAGCTGGATCAAGCACTCCGTGAGGTTTGTCATTGGAACAGAGATCCATTTGACCGGAGAACCATGTTGGAGGTCCGTAACCTGTTTGAAACGGATATCAATGTTGACGAAGATGGCGAATCCGAAATTGAAAAAGAACTTGCCTCGTCCTATCATCGGCATGACTATTCGCGCTTTTACTATTTCAACGAATTCGATCAGATGTCCGGCAATACCATCAACGATATGGTGGCTCAATATTTGCACGGCTGCAAACTGTACTGCGTCTTCTCCAAGAAAGCACAGATGCTTGCTGTCATCAAAGCCCTTGATACTGCCCTTACGCAAAGGGGGTTAGTCCGTAATCGCGACAACATCGAAATTGCATTTGACGAGCAAAAAAGCCATACTCCTCTGGCTGAGTCTGTTGGGGATATGTTCATGGGATTCCATTGTTCCATGAGTGTATTGAGTGCGCCCTTTGATAAGAATACGACTTCCTTCGCAATCCCAAATGGCAGTTACAGTTCTGCCCAGAAACGCATACTCGAAAAGCTTAGTGAGCAGAGCCAGTTTAACTTTGAGCAGTACCAAGTTGAACATGCAACCCCCGAAAAGAATATTGTCATTCGTGCTGGTGCCGGTACTGGAAAAACCTATACCATGATTTCTCGCATTGGCTTTATCTGCTATACGCAAAATGTCCCGCTGCAGAAGATGGCCGACCGCATTGTGATGATTACATTCACCAATGAAGCTGCCGACCAAATGGAGGAAAAGCTCAAAGCATATTTCAAAAATTGCTACCTGGTAACCTCAAAACCCGATTATCTGCAGATGATCTCCCAGATTGACCATATGCAGATAAGCACCATTCACTCCTACGCCAAGAACCTTATCGCTCAGATGGGTACTGCGTTTGGATATGGAATTGACTTAAGTATTACATCCAGCGAGTTTTATCGCCGTAAAAAGATCTCTGATTTGCTTGATGCCTATATTTATCAAAAAGAAATGGAGCAGGGCAAAAACTATACCGACAAGCTGGGTATGCCTGTTTATGCTATCCGTGACAGCATCCTTGATTTTATCGGAAAACTTCACAACAAGAGTGTAGACATTGGAGCTATTGAACCCCAAGACTTCGGGACCCTTCTGAACAATGAATCTCACGGCGAACTGCATGAGCTTCTTGCGAGTGTAATTCCTGCCGTGGAGCGTGAATACTTTGAGGAACTCATTGAGGACAACAAAATTCACCTTAGTTCCATGATGTCTGTTCTCAATCGTTTTATCAACAATCCAGAAAGCGAAAGCAGAATCAGGGAACTAAAAAAAGATAAACACGCCCAGCAGTTTATGTTCGTCGATGAGTTCCAGGACACCGATGACTCTCAAATCGAGTCTCTGCTGCGTATTTCACAGGTTCTTGATTATAAGCTGTTCCTTGTAGGCGATATTAAGCAGTGTATTTACCGTTTCCGTGGCGCAAAGGAAAAAGCCTTTGACCAATTAGGTATCGCAGAAAATCCCGATAAATGGTTGGAGTTCTCTCTGCAGCGGAACTACCGCACCGACAAGCATTTACTTGATATCTTTGATCGGTCCTTTACCAAATGGGGGAAACTGGACGACGAACTTCTTACTTATGATGAAGATAAGGACAGGCTTATTGGAACACAGGATTATAACGGCAAGTATTTAACCAGTGTAAATCGTTTCTATCGTAGGCTTCCCACCACAAGCGAAGAGATGCGCATCCCAATTCTTGTTGAAGAAATCAAGCGCATTCAGAAGCGTATCCAGTATGAAGAGAGCCATGGCATGAAGCTCTCTGCAAAAGAAAAGAGCATTGCAATCCTTGTTCGCGAAAACTGGCAGGCTGACATGATTCGTACAGATTGTGCCCGACTCGGAATTAGCGTACACACCAACACAGGCGGTGACTTGTATATGTCCCAGCCTGCCATTGATATGCTCACTTTGGTTAACGCGCTGGTACATTTCGATGAGGCCGACTACTTGTACAACCTCGTAACATCGAACTTTTTTAATCTCGACATTCCTAAATCCAATCTGTACGAAATTCGCATGAAGATTCGCACCGGCGGCTGGAGAGCAAAGACGGACGAAAAAGAGCAAGTCAATTACCTTATCAACTTCATGAACCTGATGCTTGCGAACACCGTTGATAAGAATAACAAGTGGGAATATATCGTTGCCAGCCTCAGAACGCAGCCTATTCTGCAAGCAATCCGCAAGGTCTATAACACTCTCGAGCCGTGGAAGCATTTCAGCAATGACCCATGGAAACAACACTATTATCAGTTGAATGTCGACCTTCTATTTGAGCAGATTATCAACGCCTGCAATGTAGACAGACTCACCATCAATACGCTACAGGAACATCTTCATAACAGTATCGTTTCGCAAGTATCTGTCGATAGCAGAACCCCAGCCCAAAATGAGGAAGAAACTGCTATTCAGTGTATTACGGTTCACAAATCGAAAGGCCTTGAATATGGTCATGTAATCATGCCATTCTGCTCGGCATCTATGGACTTCATCAAAAGGACGCAGTTGCAGATCAGCACCACCAAGTATCAAGGTAGATATCGTATTGGATATAGCATGAGCGTGGGCGATTCCGGCGAAATCGTCCAGAACGACTTCTATGATGAAATCATTGAGAAGTCTGAAAAGGCCCGCGAGGAAGCTCGTGTCCTCTATGTTGCTATGACAAGATCAATTCGATCCTTCTCTTGGATTGAGATCCAAGGAAAGCATAATCTGTCTTGGCAGAATCTCATAGAAACGGAGGTCTAAGAAATGCCGTTTAAAATCTACACATACGAAGACCCTTACAAGTTAGATAAAGCGGATTTCTGGAGTGAGATTTCTGCCTTGCCCCACTTCTGCAGTGCACGAACCCTTGTCAATGGCCTCAAGGATGTATTGGGCGATAGTATCAAGGGCTTAATCTGCCCGCTGGATGAACTTGTCCAGCATGAAGAGGTCTACATGCAGTGGACCGACAATATTAGCCTTCGGGTGCAGCAGTACAGCGCTTTTTCCTCTGCTTTCAAGCAGCTGTTAGAGAAGCGCAGAATAAGCAAGCCTTTCCACATGGCTTTAGAGCAGAACCAGAATCATTTCCTCGAAGCTATACGCCTGTTTATTGAGCTTGACATCTCCGCATCTGCTATTGACGGAAGTAAGGGCAATACCGAGCAAAAGCTCTTTGTTCACATGCTCAAAAAGGCACAGGAAAGCTCTCTCTTCCGCTTTCCCCAAACACCTTCTCGCGAGAAACTAAAGGAGATTGTTGTTTCGCTCGCCAGGAAGGAAGTCGAAGAATGTACTGGAACACCACAGGAAGTAAAGCGTTGTGAAAGAGCGGTTGGCGCAACCAAGGAGCTGCCGTTTGACAGCATCGTTGTTCATGGTGTACATCAGTTTACGCCGGTGCAGCTCCGCCTCCTGCTTGCTATGGAAAAGATGGGTATAACCATCATTTTCCTGTTCAATTATCAGAAGAAGTATTCCAAGATTTACTCCTCTTGGAACGATATCTATGGGTGCTTTGAAGTGCCCATCCATCACGATACTGTTGTTCGCGAGTACACACCTCCCACTATGCAGAATCCGAGCAACGCTCTGGCTTGTGCCCTTGGTGAGATATGCGAGGACAGAAATGCCGTAGGTAGTGGCATGCTCAGAAAGTGGTATAAGCTGTACAAGAGTGTTCAGCTTATGGAGTTCGCGAATATTACCGAGTACGCGCACTTTGTTTCCAACCACTTTGATGCTGCCATTCAGCGCTATTCCGAATCGCGTAGCGTCATGGAAAGAGGCAATGATGTGTGGAGTAATGCGGCTGTTCTGCGGCATTTAGATGAGCAGGTATATACTGCAAATCGCGATGTACATACGCTGTTAAAAATCTATTACCCCGAATATGCCAAAGACCGCCATTTCCTCTCCTATCCCATTGGCCAGTTCTTCTCTGCGATTTATCGTCTTTGGGATTATGAGAATAGCAAGATTATCTTTGATGTTAATGCTATCAAAGAGTGCTTGTCCTCTAACATTCTAAGCGTTGCCCCCGGCGAAGTGCTGCTCCGAACTTTCTACAATGTTGAGATTCTCTTTGAGAATGTAACTACATATGACGAGTTTCAGCGCGAGATTGTTGAGGGGTATGCAAAGAACTATGACAAACTGGCTGGTACCCCTGGCAATGATGCTCTTTCTGAGCTCAAAAACCTGTCTATCTACAATAAGTACAAAGTCACCAAGAAGGACTTGCTTGCCCTTATTCGTGCTATCGAAGAGATTAACGAGATAGCCACATACCTTTTCGCATTGGACAATTCTCGCGAGGATTTCATCAACTTTGGTAAGCACTTCCACAATCTTGAAGAGTTCCTCAAGCAGCGTGAATTGGCACTTGCAAATGAGCAGGAGCGAGCTTTGATTACCGCACTTCAGCTGCGTCTGGATAAGATTAAACCAGAACGGTCCACTTTTTCCGGAACATTCCGAGACTTGAAAGAGGGCCTCTACTACTATCTGAAACAGAAGAACGACGAAGATCAAGGCGTTGACTGGATTGTAAAGAACTACGAACAGATTGATGGCGATATTCTGCAAAGCAAGCGCCAGTTTGAAAGAGAGCAGCACAAGGTCTACCACTTTGCCTGTGTATCTGACCGTGACATGAATATGACCGTCAACGATCAGCTACCGTGGCCGCTGACTGATAAGTTTATTCGTGCTGCTTATTCTCCTATTGACCTGCAGTTTCAGGTTTACTACACAGCGCTGGGCGAACGCAGTAACTTCCTCAGATACGCTCTTTTCTACGGCCTGTGCTACAACCGCTGTGATGCTCGTCTCAGCTATGTTAAGCAGTACGGAGATGAAACAACCGAGCCTTATGCATTGCTGACCATCTTGGGATTGAAGCCTAAAGCTGAACTTTTAGAAAGCGTCAACAAGCCTGCCCCGTTCTCTATTTCTGTTGACCAAGAACTTACCAAAGGAATCAAGTATGATCGATTCCAAATGATGGACATGTTCCTATGCCCGTATCGTTTCTTTTTGGATTATGTAATGGAAAACAGCCCGGTCGTACAGGGCAACTTCCTGTATCAAAAGTATTTTGAGAATCTGCTGATCGAAGCGGTATGGAAACGGGTCGGCAAACACAAGCGTTCTGACGCCATGAAATACCTGTCCAAGATTTTGGAACAGGAAGCACAAAAACTTGAGCCATTCTTCAAATTCTGGAAAGCGACCGAGATCTTCGACCTCAAAGCAAGAGCAAGGAACTACCTTGTTCATGAAGTTATTACAAATGGCAGTGGTTTGTTTGTCAAACCATATGACTCCGAGCACATGAATATGCGCAAGCACTTTGGTGCAGCATTGTTTGCGGTCGATGTTTCTGAAGTGGAAAGAAAGAATCCATATCAAGAATTTGAGGCACTTGTACGAAGAGATGGATGGAATAAAATCTATTCTCTCCACCGATTACCACTACCCGGAAATCAGGAAAAAGCAGATATCCTTCGCAATGAGACAAAACTATATCTAAATCAAGCTTGCCGAAAAGACAAGACGGCAATTCCTTCCGATTGGTGTATCTATTGCGTTCATAGAGAGAATTGTATGGAATCTTTCCTACGCAGCGAGGTCGGCATGTCCAGCTCTAGAAATGAACCCTGCATCAATCGCTCTGTCAGAGCAAATGCCCCTGCCAAAACCACTTTGCCTCCTGTGTGTGAGCAGGAAATTATTGATGTGGAGGCAGTTCCCGCTGAACCTATTGTCCCTGCAACCGCAAGCATTATCGACACTGCACCTGCGGTAGAAGCTCCTATCGTGGAAACTCCTGTTGTGGATGTTCCCGCTGTAGAAGCTCCTGCTTCTGAAGTTGTCTTTGTGAAATCTCCTGCTGCAGAAGTACCGACTCATGTGGATACTCCCAAGTCTCCGGAATTGAGTATCTTCGAGCAGATGTTTCGGCAGATTCAAGAAATGGTGGAGGGAAACCGACAGGAAATTCAGAGTCTAAAGGGTGAACTTGCTGCAAGACAGTCTCGCCGCGAGGATACTACGCGTATTCAAGCTCGATTGGAAGACGAAGAGCACAGAAGCCAAGAGCTTCTGGACAAGCTTGCGGAAACTGAGAGTCGCCTTGCAACGAGTGAAGCACAAGTGAAGAAGCAAAGGGAACTTGAGTTTACAGAGAGCGAACTTGCCGAGCTGCGGAAGTATTCTACGATCATTGTGTTTGACACATGCTCCATTATGAACTGTCCCAATCTTCTCGATGGAGTAAACGATGGGGAACTGGTTGTGGTCCCCAAGGATGTAAACAATGAGCTTGAGCACCACAAAACAAGATTTGGCGCGGATGATCGAAAATTCAAAGCGCAAAAAGCTATTACGGCAATCTTTAATTACAAGAGACGCTTCCCGCTTGCTTATGCAGATGGCCTGCCTAGTTTAGTTCCCGAAGCCTATCGTGCAAAAGCTGACGAAAAAGAGCAAAACGATAACAAGATTTTGGCTGTCGCACTCCGTTATAAGATCTATACGGACATTCCGGTGCTTTTCATCACCGATGACAGAAGCCTTTCTAACAAGGCATCTGGCGAGGGACTTGATGTGTGGACATCCAAAGACTTTCTTGCGCCTCCCGAAACTTCTTTCGATGATGAGAGTCCTACCGTCCCAGGAACGCCTGCGCCTATTCCTGAACTGGAAGCGCAGATCGCTGAGGCAACGGCAGCGGAAACCCCAGCTCTGGAAAGCAGCGAGGAAGAACGACTTGATGCAGAGGCCGCAGAAACCAAAAGGCAAGCGAAAGCCAAAGAAGAATACCTTGCACAAAAGATCAGCACAAAATTGCTTCATTTAGAGGCAAGCCAAATTTCGCTTCTGCAGAATAACGGTATTAAAACCATAGCTGATTTCATGGCTCAGACAGAGAATAGCTTTGCCAGCATGAAGGTCAAAAAGGGCATTCCTTTTACAGCGCGATTTTTGAAAGAGCAAGAAACCATTCGATGCAAACTTGAGAATCTATAATATTGCAGGAAACCACCGATGCAGCCTTGGTTTCTTGTCAAGCTGAGAAAGGAGAGCTGCGTATGTTAGTAGGGTGTTATTATCGATGCCCCATAGTCATTGAAGAAGGTGACAAAGACCATCCCCGTTTCTATGTCCTTGCTCAGCTGGACGAGTACAACGAAATTGCCGATGCAATTAAGGTCAAAATGCACGACCTTTTGGGTAGTAGACAATACTATGAGGAAATCTTTCAGCATAATGTGTTCTTTGCTCAAGCAGTTGCTCGTTGTGAGGCTAGTCCTGGTGGTGTCGTTGATAGTCGATGGGGACGAGGCATAGTCGTGTCTCGTGCCTCCGAACCCTACGCAGAGGATAAGCCCTATTGGTATTGGATTAAGTTCCCCAACGGTAAGTATGCCAAGGAATGCGAGACCGAGCTGAAGTTTGACTATTCACAAATGAATTACGCGCCGGACAAGCAGCTTCGGGCCTATGAGTTTCAGCATCCCACATGGTTTATCAACCACCTCAAGGTAAGCAAGAACCTTCATCTTGTGAATAATGCCACTTATGGTTTCCGAGTTCTGGCCGGTTGCCGAGCCTTTTTGCTCCCACATCAGATCAGCACAGTTGCCCGATGCTTTGAAACTACTCCTGTCCGCTATATGTTGGCAGATGAGGTCGGCTTGGGCAAGACTGTAGAAGCGTGTTCTGTTCTCAGCATACTAGCAAGTGAGAATAAGGACCTCCGAGTGTTGATTGTTGTGCCGGGCGCCTTGGCAAGTCAATGGAAAAACGAGCTGCATTACAAGTATGGTTTAAATGCAGATATCAACTCTCCTCGTTCAAGGATATGTTTGCTTTCCATGGAGGATATCGGCAAGTCTTTGCTGACCCTCTCTACTCCGTGGGATCTCGCAATCGTAGACGAAACACATAGACTGCTTGCGAATGATGCTTGGTACAACCAAGTACAAAGTCTCAGTAGAAGAGTCAAACATATTCTGCTTTTGTCTGCCACTCCCATCCAGGATAGAAACGAAGAGTATCGCCGCCTCCTTGCGCTTCTTAATCCGGAGCAATATGAGAATATGTCTGCAGAACGCTTTGCGTGGATGGTCAAGAGACAAAAGCGGATTCAAAAATCCGCCAACTTACTTTTGGGTTATCTGGAGCGTTATGATGAGTACACTGAAATCATTATTGATGATCTGAACAACATCGCGGAGACCTTGGAAGATGCTGCGTTTGAAAAAATGGTTCAAGAAATTGACCTGAACGCAGAAGATAAAGGCCTATCTAAAGTCAAGCAGGCATTGGCCTATATTTGCGAGAATTACCGAATTGAAAGAAAGGTAATCCGCAATCGCCGTCAACTGATTTCGGAAAAGATGGCGAAACGAACTTTACATGCTATTCCGTACACTCCATTGTCCCTTAATGAAAACTATAACGAAATCGGTGCAATTCAGAATACTCTCGCGTATCTTTCAGACAATGGTGAGGATGATGAGAATTATGTGACCGAAACTGCCATCCCGCTCCTTTCTGCTCTGTTCAGCAGCCCTTGGGCCTTTGAGGATGCTCTTCGCAGGCTCAAAATCGACGATGGCATATTATTGGAGAGCGCGGCCGCTTGGCGACGCCAAGCGGAAAACGAACACAGCTTAGTCAATATAGCTCTTGACGAAGATCCTGATTTGATTAAGGGCCGCTTGATGACCGCCATGGACTATATTGATCAGGAGACAGATATCCTTGACGATGAAAGCTGTAAATTGGTCGTGTTCACGGCTCATAACGCTACCCTCATGGAGTTCTTGAAGCTGTTCAATGCAAGGTATGCGGATATGGGCGTTCATGCCGTAGCTTTCGGCAATCACATGGAGCGCGAAGAGCTGGAAGACAGCGTGTATGCTTTCCAGAATGACCCGGAATGCCGTGTGATTATCTGTGACGAAACTGGTGGCGAGGGGCGAAACTTCCAAAATGCAGCTCAAGTCGTTCATCTTGATATTCCTTGGAATGCCAATGCCCTTGAGCAGCGTATTGGCCGTTTGGACCGCCTTGGACGTAATCCGGATATGGATGTAAAGTCGGTCGTTATTTATGCAGATGCCTCTGTTGAGGAGCAACTCTTCCATATTTGGAAAGACGGTATGAAGCTGTTTGAACAGTCTTTGAGTGGACTGGAAATCATCACCGGCGAACTGAATGAGCTAATTATCGAAGCTCTGTTGGATGACTATTACACTGGACTTAATAATGCGTTTGATGACATTCTGGACCAAGCAGAAGAAATGCGAGAGAGCGTTGAAGACGAACAGGATTTTGACCTTGGGGCAACTTTGTATCGTCCACTGTCTCAAGGCATTGATAATGTTCTAAGTATATATGCATCCGAAGATGACAATCTGTTCGCTACCGCTATGATGGGGTGGGGAAAACAAGCTGGACTAAATCCGGAGAAGCCAACCAAGACCGGTTTGATTGAGTTCAGAGAAAGCAGCTTTAGCGTAAACGCAGCAAGGCAGTCTCTTTTCATTCCTCCAGACTGGAAACGATACAGCAATACGTCAATCATGCGAAGAGAAGGAAAGATTCTTGGTTCCTTTGATCGAGGAACTGCGGCTACACGGGAGGACATACTATTCTTTGCACCCGGCGATGCCGTATATGACTCAATTATTTCTAACGCTGTTGGCTGTAATCGCGGTAGATGCACCGGCATTGAAACGACCGGCACGTACAATTATGACGGCCTTGTTTACATCTACAACATTGCTCCCGAATTGGACGAACTGCTCGAAAATGAGATGCCCATGCAAACCTTGGCTCAATACAAGATGTATCTCCCGCTGAGGCAGATTTTCGTAGCAATACCCCTTAACATAAAGAGCAAAGAGATTCCCGAAAAAGAAGTAGTGAAAACGCTACTTGCGTTGCGTCCCAACGACGCTGGGCATGTCGGTCGCAGAAGTGCCGGCAGATTGTCTATTTCCCCGTTGGAGCGTTTTATCAGCCTAACTCCTCCAAGTACATGGGAGCCGTTGGTAGATAAGTATTCTGCATCTGCCTATGCCCGTGCCCGTGCAAGGCTTGAAAAACGGTCTGATCTCGAAGCTGCCGAAAAGGAAATGCAGCGCGTCTTGAACGGATACAGAGCTGAGTGCATCTACTTTGAGCGCGACATGTCCGGCGTTGAAGAACGGGAGCGTTTGTTCGATATGACGCTCCGCGCACTTAAAAATGCGAAACCTGTATTGGATGCAGTATGTTTCTTGAGGGTGAGAACTAATGGACAGTAAAGAGGTATTACAGCAGTACATAGTCGGCGCGATGAAATCCAAGAGTGCTATTGCAGAACTTGAAAAGAATCTCGTTGACACTTCTACGCTATTGAAAATGCAAGAGGCCGCAAGGTCACGGTATGTGATTGGCTTCATTCGGCGCATCATCCAGTTCAAGTGCGATGAGGCATCCGTGAAAGATCTCTGCTTAAATATCCGTGACATTGTTTTGGTGCTTGGTCGTATAAGATTGACTGAGAAGTTATTCAATGTCGTACGTGAGTATGGTTCAGAGTTTGATCTCGTCTGTGAAAACGATCTACAAGTGTCTTGCTTGCATCACATTCCTGAATGGCTTGAGCCTCAGCAGTATGTTGAGGATGTTTACGCCCTTCGCCATAATGATGGTATTGAACTGGAGAGCGCTTCTTCCGGTGATGCAACATTAGCAAAGCACACTGTCTTTAATGCATACAAAAGTTTTGAGCAGAAAATTGCAGTTCATACTGCGTTGAATTTACCTAACGGTCACACGCTCCTTATCTCGCTGCCCACAGGCGGTGGTAAAAGTCTGGTAACTCAGCTGCTGGCAAGTGTTTCCGAGGGCTTAACTGTTGTTATCGTACCAACCATCGCCTTGGCCCTGGATCAGTATCATGCCGCACGGCACAACTTGACCGACGGAGCAGAGATCTATTGCTATCGTGGTGAACTGTCCGAGATAGAGCGGTCTACAATCATCAAGGCTTTGAAAGGCAAAAAGGCTCGTATCCTTTTTACTTCTCCCGAAGCTATTTTGAAAAATCCGGAACTGCGCCGTATCTTGGACGCAGCAGCGGAAAACCACTACTTAGCCAATGTTGTAGTGGACGAAGCACATGTTGTTCCGGACTGGGGCGTGTTTTTCAGACCCGACTTTCAGATATTCTCTATCGTGCTCAAAAAGTGGAAGCGAGAGTCTGATGAGTTCATCCGCACATTCCTACTTTCGGCTACACTTTCTGATGATGTGGTGGACACATTGTTTGCCCTGTTTGGCTCTGAAGGAAAGAACGCACAGGTTCGTTGCGATGCGCTGAGGCAGGAACCTCGATTCTACTTCTACTCGGCCAAGTCTAAAAAGGAGCAGGATGACAAAACCATTGAGGCCATCAAGCTCCTGCCCAAACCTATGGTTGTATATGTCCTGGAACCGAGAGAAGCGAAAGATTTACAGAAAAAGCTGCGTCAAGCAGGCTATAAAAACATTCCAACTTTCACGGGTGAAACGAAAGAATCTGATCGAAACATAGTTTTGACTGGATGGAAACTGTCTCTTATACAAATC